CAAGTTTCATTAAATCCAAAGTTATCTTCTGGTTCTACTAATGCATCATCTAATGTATTAATAATAGAGAACTTATGATCACCACCAGTACCTTGTGATGTTATATCAACAGCACGATTTATACTTGAATGATATTTAGTTGTTGCAAGTCTGAAACTATTCTCATTAATCTTAATGATATAATATTCTTCGAGATTAGTCAACCCACCGAATGCTGTACCATTAGTATCTGCTCTATATGTAACAAAATCACCACTAACAAATCCGTGACCATTTAAAGTAATAGTATTCGCATTAACATTGACAGCAGCAAATCCTATAGCAGATCCATCTTGTGTATAATCTTGTTGAGCAGCTGGTGTTGCACTATATCTTACATAACGTGATGCTTGATTAATTGCTGTACCAATATCAACATTAACTTCCTTAATAACCTTAGATGTACTAACTGGGCCGTATAGATAAGTTTTTGCTACAAAATTAAGAGTATGTATTAATGCTCTTCTTGTAGACATATCTCCTTCATATTGATCATCTATACCAACATTCTGTAATACTATAGGAACATCCTTAGTCTCACCTGTCTGAGTTACTAATTTCAAAGAAATATTAAATGCTGGTTGAAAATAAGGAAGTATCTGTTCTAATATCTGTACAGATTCATCATTATTCTTACTAATAATATTCAATTCAAAATCTACATTATATGGTACTGGAGCAAACTGTTTATATACACCTTTAACATCTCCACTCTTTTCTTTGGTACAAATATTGATAGGACTCATCTTACGAGTAGAATCATATGAAACACCTTTCATTTCAAATGCAATTCTTGGTAATTGAATTCCTACTTCTGCTCTACCTTCTAGTCTTGGTTCTGTTTCTAATCTTGCAAGAAATTTCTCTCTAGGGCCATATGCTAAAGGTACTTTAACTGTTTGTACAACATTTCCCGATTTATCGGTACGCCGTAATTCTATATTATTGAATAATGTACCAAATCCAATAATGGTTTTACGTATAATTTCGTGATAAAAGTGTGTACCTAACATTAAAATACTCCGTCAGAATCGTTTCCAAACTCACCAAAGGGATTACCCTCTGTCCAATCAATAAGTGAATCTCCTTCAGTTTCAAAGAAGGTATTGTCAGCAATTGGATCGTTTTCGTTTTCTATTGTACTAAACGTATTTATAGTCCATTCAGCTCCACTTGTTTGACCTACTACAGTGTCATTATCCGTAAATGAACCAGTAACATTAACAAGTTCCAATTCCTTATTAGTAACATCATATCTAGTAACTTCACCAATACCAGTCTCCGTAGGAGATGCAGCAAACGATACTCTATGAGCAGATGTATATCCAGTTCCTGTTTCTGTCATAGTTACACCAGTAACTATACCATTAGTTAATACAGCTGTAGCAGTTGCTTTAGTTCCAGCTACAGCCCAAGTTACACCACCATCAGTTACAGAACCACTTGTATGTGTAGGTGCTACAGCACCAGATACACCATTACCACCAGCAGTATAAATCCTAGTACCATTAAATACCTGATCTCCTGTAGAATACCTAGTTCCACTCAACCATTGATTGCCAATGGTAATAACTGGAGCAGATGTATATCCACTACCACCTCTATTAACTGTAATAGATGCAATACCACTTCCACTCTTAACAGCAGTACCTTGAGCTGTATTAAGTTGTGAATTAACTATTTCACCTTTTAAGAAGTTACCACGAGCACCAATACGTGCTGTTGCTATAGCACCAGTACCACCAGAAATTGCAACAGCTGGTGCAGATGTATAACCTACACCTGGCTCTGATATTTTAACACCAGCAACTCCACTGTTACTTATAGTTGCAGCTGCAGTAGCATTAGATCCTCCACCACCACTGAATGTAACAGCAGATCCAGCAGTATATCCTGTACCATTAGAGGTAACAAGAATATCCTTAAGACCATCAGTTAATTTGAGTGTTAGAGTATAACCAATATCTCTAGTGATATCATCAATCTCTTCAACACCAGTTTCAAGTCTCTCACCACTGTATTCCATAACTTCAGTGACTAGATTATATGTTTGAATATCATTCAACATTCTGAATGGTTTTTCATGTTCTACGAACTTAATCTGGAATAATTGTCCTGTTAATGGGAAATATATTACATCTCCTTCATTTGGTCTAAATGAAGATACTAAATTATTTGACGCTGCTATTAAATCTTCCCATCTTCTCTTAGCAATAACAAATGTTGCTTCATCAGTAATTCGTACACCAAACTTAGTCATCAAGGTTCCATCACCTTCAAACCCTTCATAATTAGAGACATACATCTCTATCATATAATTTTCATCAAACTTAGAAAGAATATCCTCTCCAAAGAGATCATCTTCTTTTACTATCTCTCTAGGAAGATAGTAAACATCATGACCATATATTTTTAAAGACTCTATAATTAAGTCTTCATATAATGTCTGTTCTGTAGTAGTACCACCAGAAAAGTATACGTTCTTTGCCATATCATCCTACAAAATCAAGTGGAGCAGTCTCATACTTAGACAGCATTTCGCCTTCAATCTTTTCTATTTCTCCCTGTGCATCATCATATATCTGTCTACCATTAAATTCAACTCCGCCAGGCATCTTAATACCAGTGAACTTCATTAAATTCTGACCCCATTGTCTCTTGACCAATGAAGTTAAATATTTCTTGACAAACAATTCATTATATATTTTAGTATATGTATTTGGATCTAATGCTCTATAGCAATCTATAAGAACATAGTCATTATCTGCGACTCTGTTCCAATCTAAATCTAAGTATAATCTATTTTGTACTTTATTATATCTTAACGGCTTCTTACCTTCTATTAAAAATTCTAGTGTTTCAATATACTGCATAGTCATTTCTAGATTCAAAATGTCATATGCATAAAAATTATAGAAATCATTCAAGAAAAACTGATGTCTAAATCCAAACATACTATTAACATATGTATTAGCAATAGGTGCAACACCTACTATACCAATTATATGATCTGGTACTGTTAAATATCCCCTTCCTTCTTCAAAATTTAAAGTTCTTGTGCCAGGGGATGCACCTAAATTATTATCTGTTTTTGTCGTAGTAATATTTCTCGATCTACCATTAACAAGGTCATCTTCAGTGAACTTGTATTTCAAGTACATTCTTTCAATACCATCATATACCCTTTCATTAAAGAGTTGAATGGTATCGTCAATAAGATCTTCTACTTGGTCGTCATCAACATTAATCTCGATGACAGGTTTGCCAAGTTTTCTTAAACAATATTCTTTAAGTTGTGCTCTTGTTGCTGGTTTTGCCATTACGTGTTTTTTCTAATGGTTTCTCATTTTCAAAATCGTCTTCTTGTTCTAGTTTAGAAGTCAATTCTAAAACTTTTGCTTCAAGTAATAAATTTTGTTGTGTCAGTTGATTAATTCTATTGTTCATTACTTGGATCAAATTAGTCGCTTCAGTGGGATTCATAGTTACTCCATTATTTCAATTATTTATCAATATGTTCCGCCATCAACTGTGGTTGTCCAAACTGGTTCACCAGATGCACCATTAGATGTTAAAATCTTGTGTGATGTAGTAGCATCAGCTGTACCTGCAGCAACTGTTCTTGTTAACTCTAGTGCAGCGTTATAGTAAGCAACACCTTTGTTTACACCAGTATCAATCTTAACAGTCTCGAACTGTGCCTTACCAGCAGATCCAGCAATTACACCAGCGTTGTTGGTTGCATCAGCAATGAATGTGAAATAGGTTGTACTATCATCATATCCAAAGAAACCAGTCTTAGCAGCATTACCTATAAGAGTCTTATAAACAATACCACGATCTAGGTTATCATCAGTTGCCTGTGCAATTGTTAGTTTATCACCAATAGCAAGACTTCCGTTTGTGTTTTGACTTATAGTAAGTGTAGTTTCCTTGAATACCTTTGTAGATACCTTAATAATACCTGCTTTCTGTGCAGTTGTTGGACTACCAGATGACTGAGTTGTTAAACTATTACCATTATAGAAATCATCAGAAGATGTAGAAATATT